AAACCTAAAAACGGACAAAACGATGAAGAACATAAATGTAATTCGGATGATATGGCGACAGCAAAGTTATTAGAGAAAGAAACCAAACCATGTCCGAGTTGTGCAGCAACTATATATAAAATAGAAGGTTGTGATCAGATGTGGTGTGTTATTTGTCACACAGCATTTTCTTGGAAATCTGGTCGGGTTGAAACCGGTGTTGTACACAATCCACATTTTTATCAATGGCAGAGAAACGCAAATAACGGAGTTGCACCAAGAGTTCCTGGTGATGTACCTTGTGGGGGTTTACCATGGGTTGAAACTTTAAGAGAAATTTTTAGATATAGAGAAAGAGATTTTAATACATGGAGAGAATGTTATCGTTCTGTACANCATATCAGAGAAGTTGTAATAAGATTTAATTATAGAGAGGAAGATCCAATAATTAATAACAGAGAATTGCGTGTAAAATACTTATTAAAAGAGATAACTAAAGAAGAATGGAAAAAAGAATTACAAAGGATTAATAAAAGAAATGAGAAAAATAGTGAAATAAGACAAATTCTTAATATGTATATTACTGCTATAACTGATTTATTTTGTACATTTGCAAATGGAACTCTAAATGGAAATTTGGAAGATAATTGCAAAGGATTGAGAAATTATGTAAATGAACATTTATGTAAGATTAATAAAAATTATAAGAATGTAGTTCCTTATATAAGAAATGATTGGAATGTAATTATTACAAATCATTAAATTTTTATAATAAAAGTAATTATTATAAAAATTATTATTCCAATTCTAACTTCATTTGACATTTTTCTAATTCTAATAACTCGTTAGATTTTATATATATAGAAATTTTACCCATACCACCTATACTTGTTTTGAATAATATAGGTAAATTATCTGAAACATATATCTGCATAAAAGTACTAAGACCGGAAATTTTAATTATTCTAGTAAATTGTTCAATTTGAAAAGATTGAGTACATAATATTTTATTATGATCTTCGTCATCTTCGTCATCTTCACCAAATTCGACATTCCTTTTTAAAATCCCCCCTGCATCACAATTAAATCTGATTTTGTTACGATAAGATTCTACTTTTATTTTATTTCCTATATTTGCAATATCTTTACACATTTTTTGAAATTCCGAAGATAAAACAATTATAGGTTTTCCATACCCAGTTGGTATATCTATATCTAAATGTTGAATTTTTTGAATTTTAATGTAAGATGTTGTAACGCGTGTATTTTCTTTTGGAATAGATTTTATAGCGAGTTCTGTATCATTATTTTTATCAATATTTAATTCAAGTTTGTCCTTTTTTTTAATAGATTTCAACATTTTATGAAAATGATTAAGATTTAGTCCCATATAAATAGTACTCTGATTTAATTTATATATAGAAAAATTTTCTGAATCTAATAATAAATTAATTAAAGTTTTTCTATGATGATCCATCATAGAAAGTTTGATACTATTTTCAGATATTTCAAAACATGCTGTTTTTAGATTATTAGATAATAGTTCTGCCAATACTTTAAAATGATATGCTTCATGAGTTTTTAATTTAAATTTATATTGAGACATTTAATATAAATTAAATTTATTTTTAAATATTATTATATAATAAATAACACAAAATGAAATTATATAATATTGGATATTTAGAAAATGATGATTTCGATTTACATGGTAATATTAAAATGGATAAAATAGAATCACAAAACGGTGGTTTTGGTTTTAAAACTGGTAAACATAAAAAAATACTTGTCATGGTACAGGCGAACTTTTGTGGACATTGTACAAATGCTAAACCAGATTTTCAGAATTTTGCAGATATTGATAATGATGTTTTTTGCACTACAATAGAGGGTGATAGTAATAAGGAGAAAGAAAAGGGGTTATCAGATAGATTAAAAAGTGTATACCCAGATTTTAGAGGATTCCCTCATTATGCGTTACACAATTCGAATGGTAAAAGAATAAAAAAAGATGTAAAGCATGGAAGATCACTTGCAGACTTGAAAAAATTTTCTAATTAAGAATAATTAATTTTAAAATTTAATTTAAATTTTAAAATAGTATTGTAAATAAATAAATGGTAAAAATAAATAATAAAGAATTTAAAATTTATGATTTAGATAATTTAAATTCTATTAAGAGTAGAATATCAGCTGATTTAAATACTTTACCTGAATATTTAATAAATTTTGATTTTAATATAGAAGATATGATCAATAAATCTAACATTATGGTATTAGATTTATTGGATATACTCAAAAAAACCAAATCTTTTTCCGAATTTTATACAAATTATAAAGAGTCTATTGGTAGTATAAACATCTCTAAAATAATAGAAATGTTTATATTTTATAATGAAAATTTAGGTAAAAAACAACTTGAAAACTATCTAGTTTTATTAATTAAAAATGATATAAGTCTAGTTCTAAAAGAAAATACAACTGACATAGATAGAATACTTGTAAATAAAAAAGAAAGTGTAGAATTAATTAAAAAACAAATTTCTAATAACATTAAAAATAGTAAAAAGAATACTAAAATTTTAGAAGAGTTTGAAAATGTTAAATTAGATAATACTTATACTAATTTTGAGTTAGAAATTCATAAATTTGAATTAATATTAGATATGAAAAATATTTCTATATTAGATATTTTTAATTCAATTAAATTAAGTGAAGATATTCCATTCGCATATTGTAATAACTTTTATAAAATTTTAAAAAAAAATGAGACTTGTGAAGATTGGAGTTATGATTTCCAAGATATATTAGTACTTAAATTTAATCTAGGTAAAAAAAATAACATCATAATATACGAAGATATATTAATAAATATAGATAATAAAAAGGTTTTTGTATACATTGTTTATGATAATAAAAAAATTAATATTTCTGAATCTAAATTTATAGAAAAGATTATTAGTTGTTTTAATCTTGAAGATATTAAAATAGAAAAAATAATTGATAAAAAACTTTCAGGACCATATTATATAACAAATCAAAATTTTAACAATTATATAATGTCTGATTTAATACTTAACGATAAACTATTTTCAACATTCTTAAGTACAAATGAAAGTAAGAATGCGACAAGAAAAAAATTCTTTTTATATTTGGATACACTAAAAACAGGTTTAATTTCTGCAAGTATTACACACAAAGAAATAAAAAAAATAGATTTTAAAAAACAATTAAAAAACAAAGATAAAAACGTATTTGAAATAGGAAGTTTTATAATAAGAATCCAAGTCAGAAGTAATAATTTAAATAATATAAAGGAATTCCAAAGAATTTTCAGTAAATTTATGTCTCTGTATAATAAAAAATATAAAGAAATAGAAGAATATTATCAAATGTTTTTCAAAAATTTTAATAAATTTGCTCCAAAAAAACAAATAAGTGACGAAATAGAAAAATTAAGTGATATATTACCAGAATTATTTCTTAAAAAATATAGTAGATCTTGCACAGCTTCACCCACAATAATATCGGACGAAGAATACGAAAACAAATATAAAAAATATAAAAAAATGATATTCCCAAAAGAGGGTGATAATACAATAGAAAGAAGAAACTATATATGTGTACCTAAAAAAAATAAAAATCAAAAACAAATCTACCCAGGATTACAAAAAAATAAATTATCAAATAAAGATAAATTTCCTTATGTCCCATGTTGTTATGTTAAAGACCAATCAATTACTAAAGGTAGTAATTTTAGAAAATATTTTTTTAATGAAGAAAAAGTTAAAAAAAAAATTATACAACAAGATTTATTAGTTACAAATAAATTTGCACCTCTTAACGGTTTTGCTAAATTACCCGAAAATACTTTTAAATTATTTAATATTTTAGATTATAATAAGGAATACGAATATATTAGATTAGGTGTTTATAAAAATCCGAATAGTTTAATTAATTGTATATTAAATGTTTTTGGTGATGATGATATTAAAAATCTCAATAATGATAAAGATGCTTTATTTGCATACATTTATACTTTGAGAGAAAAAATGGCAACAGATGAATATTCTAATTTGTGTAAACAAGAATTGTTTGATTATTCAATTGAAGAAATAAAATCAGAAATTAAAAATAACGATGTTTATTTTGATCCTAAAAAATTTATTAGAATTTTAGAATATATGTTTAATTGTAATATTTATATTTTTTCAAGATTAGACAACGAAGATAAACTAGTTATTCCTCGACATATTCAAACATATTATAATTCTTATAATAATGATAAATGTATTTTTATATACGAACATATGGGTAGTGAATCTGATAAAGCAACATATCCTCAATGTGAAATTATATGCAAATGGGATAAAAATTCAAAAGATGGAATTAAATATTCTTTTGAAAATAAAGAAGAAATATCAATCGGAATTAAAGATATTTTTAATAAATTAAATGAAAGTTATTCACTTAAATCTAAAAATATAATATCAAAATTTTCTTTTAAATCAGAAATTGTCGGACAAACTTTAGATTCTTATGGAAAGTGTCGTTCCATAACTATGTTATTTAATAATAATTATATAAGTATTGTAACTAATAAACCAATACAACCTTTATATGTAAAACAAAATAATATTATTAATAAAACTCCTATTGAAAATTGTTTAAAATTTTGTGCTTACAATAACATAACAGTATTATCGCAAACTATTGAAAATAATAAAAGTGTTCAGATTAACGGCAAGATAGGAAATATATATATTTCAATATACATAAATGATTCTGATATACTTAAATCAGTACCCATAAATACAAATATTAATAAATATAATAACTTTCAAGTCAAATCTAAACTACAAAAATTTATCATGAATAGAAAATTATCCATATATATATTAGAATACATTTTTTGGTTTTTTTCTAAATATATATCAGAAAATAATATTGAAGATATTAATAAATCTGTATTTGATTTTTATAAAAAATATATATTATTAGATAAAAATTTTAAATATAATGTAGATAAAGTATATAAAAAATTCGATATAAACGATAATGGAATTATTAAAAATAATAAAGTCGTTTTTAATTCAGAGGAATTAATTAAAAGAGTAATTTATGTATTAAAATTGGAATTTCTACACAATAAGGAAAATATTTTGAATTACAAAAATTTGATATATATGAAAAATTACTATTCTGAACCAACTGATTTTAATAATAATAATGACGAAGTAATATTACAAGGTATCGATAGTTCAGAAAAATGGTTAGTTGAAAAAAATAAAAAAATAAATATATTAGAGAATAAAATTAACCTTGACAACAACAATTCTTATTTTTTTAAAAATGATATTTTAGGAAACGATATTAAAATATTAAAAAATACAGACAATCTAAATAAAGCTATTAATATTTCAAATACATGGAATAATAAAAAATACATAGAAAAAGGTAAAGATGAAGAGATAAAATTAGATTATAATTTATATTCATATGTAAATAATAAAAACATAACAATTTATAATAAAAATAGTAAAATAAATATATTTGGTTATAAAAATAATGAAAATTTATTATTTACAAGTATATTGGACTTATAAATAATAAATTAATATAAATTAAAAATGAATTTAAATTTAATAACATAAATTTAAAATTAAAAATTATGACAAAAACTAACAAAACTAAAAAGACATATACTAAAAAAAGTCAAATTCAACATATTATCGATAGACCTGATATGTATGCTGGTTCTACAAGATTAAGAAAAAGTGAAGAATATATTGCCCATGAAAAAGAAAATAGTTTTCGTATTTTTAAAAAGAACATTTTATTTTCACCAGCATTACTTCGTATTTTTGTGGAAGCTCTTTCGAATGCGATTGATAATGTAGAAAGAAGTAAGAAGACTGATACACCATGTACAAAAATCAAAGTAGAAGTTAATATCGAATCTGGTGAAACNTCTATTTGGAATGACGGAGATATTGTACCTATTGAAAAAAATGATGAGGAAGATTGTTACAATCATACTATGATTTTCGGACAATTACTTACTGGTTCAAATTATAATGACGACGAAGAAAGAATTGTATCAGGACGTAACGGTTTAGGGATTAAATTAACTAATGTCTTTTCCAAAAACTTCAGTGTTGAAGGTTACGATCCTGATAATAATTTATATTTAAAACAAAATTGGGAAAATAATATGAAAAATACAAAAGGTCCAAAAATTAAAAAAAAGACTTCTTCAAAAGGTTTTACAAAAGTAACCTGGATTCCTGATTTTAAACTTTTTGGTTTAGAAAATTATACTACTGATATCGTTGATATTTATAAAAAATTTGTGATTGATGCAGCGATGTTATGTGATGTAAATGTTTATTTAAATTCTAAAAAAATACCTGTTAATAATATTTCACAATATTCAAAATTATATGATAATATTTCAGAAAACTCAATCACAATTAAATCAGATAACTCTATAGTTTTGTTAACTCCGTCAGATACTTTTGAAAGTATTTCTTTTGTAAATGGTGTTTATACAAGATTAGGTGGACAACATGTAGATTCTTGGTCGGAATCATTTTTTAGACCTATTGTTAAAAAAATTAATAAACCTAAAAAACCCCAAGTAAATATCAAGGATGTAAAACAATTTTTTAGATTATTTGTAATTTCAACTGTTATTCGTCCAGAATTTGATGGTCAAGATAAAAATAAATTAGAAATGCCTTCAGTACCTTCAACTGTAAAAACAACACATATTAATAACATTATGAAATGGCCTGTAATTTCTAATATAGAAGATATAATTAAAACTAAAGAACTTTTAGTTCTTAAAAAAATAGAGAGAAAAAATAAATTCACAAAAATTGAAGGTCTTGACCCCGCTAATAATTCAGGTGGTCCTAAATCATTCCAATGTACTTTAATTCTTTGTGAAGGATTATCAGCGAAAACATACGCTGTCGCAGGTATTCAAAAAGGTGTAAATAATAAAAGTGGTAGAGATTGGTTCGGTATTTATGCTTTGAGAGGTAAATTATTAAATGTAAGAAATTCAAGTGTTACTTCAATCGCGAAAAATAATGTTATTAGTGATTTGATTAAATCTATCGGTTTGCGTCAAAATATTGATTANACTATTGAAAAAAATTTTAAATCATTAAGATATGGACAGATTATGTTAATGACAGATGCAGATGTAGACGGTATTCACATTGAAGGATTACTTATCAATTTGTTTCACTTTTTATATCCAAGTCTATTAGAAAGAAAAGAGCAATTTTTAGTTAGTATGAAAACACCTATCGTAAGAGTTTTCGGGAAAACTAAAAAACACAAGGATAAGTTATTTTACGATGAAAGAAAGTTTAAAAGTTGGTCTGATAAACAAACATCAAAATTTAAAGCAAAATATTATAAAGGACTTGGTACAACTAGACCNGAAGATGTACCGGATACTTTTGGTATTAAAATGGTNGAATATGTAAAAGATGATTCGGCAAATACAAGTATTAATAAAGTATTTAACAAAAGATTTAGTGATGAAAGAAAAAAGTGGTTGGCAGAATTTGATATTAACAATTCAGTTTCTCTAGATGATACTGGNGAAAATTACAAAATGAATATGACAGATTTTGTAAACCATGAACTAATTAAATTTTCTATTAACGATTGTAAAAGATCTATTCCAAATGGTATTGATGGATTAAAAGAATCACAAAGAAAAATTATTTATGCTGTAAAGAAAAGAAACTTAAAATATTCTGGAAAATCTCTCAAAGTTCAACAATTGGGTGGATATGTAGCTGAACACACAAATTACCATCACGGTGAAGGTAATTTATACGACACAATAGTAAAACTTGCAAATGAATTCCCGGGTACAAATAATATTCCTCTTTTATATAGAGATGGTATGTTTGGAACTCGACTAGAAGGTGGAAAAGATGCAGCTTCCCCACGTTATATTTTTACGAAAATGGAATGTTTGACACCTTTAATTTATCGTTCAGAGGACGATACATTATTAGAAAAAGTAATAGATGACGGTGATGAAGTCGAACCCAAATTTTACGTCCCAATTTTACCTATGATTCTTGTAAATGGTTGTACAGCTGGTATTGGAACAGGGTGGTCTTGTAATGTCCCTTGTTATAATCCAATTGATATGATTGATGCTATTAATATTTGGTTAGATAATGATGGAGATGTATTAATTAAAGAAGGAAAAACAGTAGTTTCTTTATTTCCAGAATTTAAACCATGGTACAGGGGTTTTACGGGTGAAATTAAAAAAGATACTAAAAATACATTCATAACTACAGGAAATTTTGAAAAAAAAAAAGGTAAAAAAGATACTTATATAATTAACGAACTCCCTATTGGTAAATGGACTAATAAATTTAAAGAAGATTGTGAAGACTTTATTGAAAATAAAAAACTTAAATCTATTAAAAATTATTCTACACCAACCAAGGTACAATTTGTTATCACAGAATCAACAAATGGTTTTAAATGTAATTTAAAAAATTTAAAATTAACGACTAAATTATATACTTCAAATATTGTATTGTTTGATGATAATGAAAAATTGAATAAAATGAAAAGTGTTGATGAAGTTATTGATAAATATTGTATTGTTAGATATGAGTATTATAAAAAAAGAAAAATAAATATTTTACAAAATATTGAAACGGAATTAAAACATCTAGGAAACAAAGAACGTTTTATTTCAGAAGTAATTTCTAAAAAATTAAAAATTATGAATATAGAGGAAAAAGTAATTATTAGCGATATGGAAAAAAAGAAATACGATAAAGAGAATGAAACNTATGATTATTTATTAAGACTCCAACTTAGAACTTTCACAGCTGAAAAAGTAAAGAGTCTAAAAGATGATGTAAAAAACTTACAAGACAAACATAAATTAATTTCAAATACTTCTGAAAAAAATATGTGGAAAAATGAATTGAAAGAATTTAAAAAAGAATATGACAAGTGGTTAAAAATTATTAATAAACTTTAATTAAACTTTAAAATAATATTATTTTAAACTTAAAATATTTAATTTATTTTTTCATAATGTTTCTCAATATACGTATTTAATATTTTTAATTTTTCTTTTGCACCTTTTACTACTTTACTTAATGGTAAGCTATCTATTCTTATTTTATCTTCATCTTTAATATTTCCAAATTTAATATCTGTTTCGTTCTCTTTTTGTATTTTTTTTAATATTTCACGAGCTTTTTTTATATTTGAAATTGGATGGTTAGTTAAAAAAGTTTTACTTCTATATATAGTTTTATTTTTATCTATTTCTGATAATTTTTGATATGCTTTTTTTTTATCTTCATATTTTTTAGAAGCTTTTTTCTTATTTTTGTTATAAATTTTCAACATTTCTTTAAATTCATCCTCCTTTAAAATTTCTAAAACTTCATCTTTCAAATCATAATCAGTTGCATTACTAAAATAGTCTTTAGATTCTTCAATATTATTAAACATCCAATTAGCAAATTTCAAAAATCTTTTAGGGTATTTATCATCTTTTTTAATAGTTTTTATAAAATTACCTTTACATTTATTATCATCTTTTTTATCAAGATCTGAAAATTTTCTAACAATAACATTTTCTAATTTTAGTTTGTTTAGAAAATT